TGGAGCTGCGGCGCGACGAGCCGCCGCGGTGGGGGATACAATGGGGGGTCCGATTCTGATGCGACTGTATGGAGTCACGCTGTTCGACGAGGCGGTCGCCTTGGAATGGATGAGGAAAGGGGCGGCGCTCGACGTGCCGCCCCCGACACTCTCTATGTAGTAAGTTATGGACTTCCGCTCTATCGGTAACCCTCGCTCCTCTTTCTCTTTGCCTCTCTAATGATCTGCGCTGCTTCCTTCAAGATCACCTGCCGAACGAAGTTCGATTTGTTTCCGACGACCTTCCCGAACTTGATCCTCAACGCAGCCTCAAGAATCTTGTACTCCTGTGGGCTCAACCGCACATACAGAGGCGGCACATCGAACCGGTTTCTTTTGTCCTCTACGCTTTTTTTCTGTTCCTGGGCCATGCGCCCAGCCCCCTCTCACCTCTTAACGGTTGAGGAGGGAGATGAACTCGGAGACCCACTTCAGATTGTCTACCACAGCCTCTTTCGCCTTGTCTCCCCCCGCAACTTGCACCGTACCAGCTTCGATCATGGCTATACGGAAGTTTATAGCCTGCTGAAGCATGGCGAAGGGGGAGGGAGTAGCAGAAGGAGCAGCAACCTTGCTCACCGTAACCGGATCTGGCTTGGGCTCAGGGGCTTGCGCTTTCTTGGCAGGCGGCTTGGTGCGAATCATCTTCTTGGATTCTTCCGCTGGCTTCGGAGGCTCCTGGGGCTCGATTGCTCTCTCAAGCTCCTGGTCGTCAATATCTACCAGGTCAAGATCCTCCGCGCCCAAGCTCTCCAGCTCCTTCTCCAAGTCCTCCAGATCCAAGTCTTCAAGCAGATCCTCTGGCATCGGTCTGTCTCTCCCTCCGGTCTAACGTGTATAACAGTTTCTTCACCGTGTCAAGGCTATCGACGACAAATACCAACGCTTTCCCTTGCTCTCGCATCTTTTTGTGCGTTGCTTCTTGCAGGGGAGTAGGCTTGTCGCCTGGCCGCTTGACCTCAAAGGCGATGAACCTGCCCTTGTAAGAGCCTATGATGTCGGGCACACCGGCGGTACTATACTTCCCTGCAACGTGGAACTTAACCCACCATCCTCCGTGGCTGCGAAGCCAGCGGAGGATGGTGGCTTGCAAGCGAGCCTCAGACGACATCATCTATGTCCAAGTCGTCCTCCTCAACCTCTTCGAGCCCGCTGTCGTCCTCTTCCGGTTCCGGCTCAGGATGTGGAGCCGTTCCGTAGCGCTCGATCTCCCGCAGTTCTTGGAACTTGCCACCGTTTTTGCCTTCTCGCACAGCGGCTGTGGCCTTGATGACTTTGCCCTCCAGCTTGCTCAAATCGAGAGCAGAAGCCTTCCTCGGCACATCGCCGAGGACCGCTGCGACAACTTCCCGCAGGCTACGCAGGCCAGGGGGAGTAAAGGCGTACAGGATGCTTACGGTGCGGCCCTTGAACTTGTCAGGCTTGAGCACCAGGTACTTGATCGTTATAGCCTGAGTGCCGCTCTGCGTCTGCCCAACCGTCGCCTCCTGGATCTTGAAGATGTACTTCCCCTCGGGCAGAACATATCCTGCCTCATCAGCCGTCTCCCACGGAACGAGAACCTTCTTACTCACCGTCGCTGCTGGCATCTTCGTTTACCTCCTCCGTCATCTTGCCATAGTAGCTCCACAGCTTTTCAAACGTCGGGTCGATGATGTGCTTCGGCATCACACCGAAGCGATCACTGGCCGCAGATCTCGGGCGGTCGAAGGCCATCAGGTACACGACCTTCCCGGTCTTCTTCGACCGGCCCCGCATCTGGTGACCAATCAGGTTGGCGAGCCCCATAACGAACCCACGCACTCCCTGTGGAAGATCGGGCACGGCCCAGCTTGCGAGTTCGTCATCGTCCTCGTCAACCGCTTCATCCCAACCCACAGGAGCTTCGTCCTCCCGCTCATGGCAGACCCATACCTTGTGGAGCGGAAGGTTCTTGTACTGATTGACCCAGAACTTCACACGGTCGTTGGCCTTTCCGTAGTCGCTCATCTCGCTCTGCCACCGGCTCTTGGACGGATCTCGGGAAACCTTCTCGATCTTCGTCTCATCCATAGCCAGGTAGTGAGCGTAGGTCACTGTGTCCCAAACGACGGTCTTGAAGCCCATTCCCTTGCGGTCGTTGAAGCTGTGGAGTAGCCAGTACCACGATTCAACGTCTTTCCAGCTCTCCACACGCACAACCTTACCGTCGAAGTTGGGGAACTTCTGCTTGTTCCCCAAGATGGCCGCCCCGCCGTCGAAGTCGAGGATCAAGGGGCGGGGGAGGGTCCCACAGAAGTGAGTCTTGCCGCTCTTGGGCTTGCCGAATAGCACAAGCTCAAGGTGCTGAACTGTCTCTGTGGGGCTCTGCGCCTTTTTCATGGCTTCTTTTAGCTCTTCAATATCAGGCATGTGCAACGTTGCCATGCTCACCGCCGTCTCCTCCCTTCACAATGTAGTCCTGCTTGAGCAGGTGGGAGATGTCGCCGCCCTCCAACTCCAGCAAGCAGATGTCCTTGTACTCGCAGTCCCAAGAGCACCTGGAGCGATCAAGCGTGCGTGGGTAGTAGTCTTTGGCAGGCAGGTGCTTCAGAGCCTCAGCCTGCATGTCCCTGCGCTCCTGCTCCAGCCGCTTCTTGCTCTTCGCCACAGGCCAGCGGTCGAAGAACAGCTTCTGGTTCTGGGCGATGTGCTTAAGGATGTCGGCGTAATCCTTGGGATCAAGACCGTGCTTCTCAATGGCGGCCTTGTAGGTGGCGTAGTCGGTGTCGATTCGCCTATCCTTGCTCAAGGTGCCGTCCTTGAGCATTTTTGGTTCTGCTGGTAGGCGATCTCGGATGTAATCGTATATCATGCCTACGCCACGAACCTTGATGCCCTTCTGCAAGAGAAGGTCCGTCATGCCGATGATGTAGCGAGGGCCCTGATTGTCCAGCATTCGGCTCTCTTCGTCTGGAATCGTTCCCACAACCTTGTGGTCCATGATCCACACGTTACCGATCCGGTCAACGTACACCAGGTCGCACTTGAAGGTGAAGGGAACGGGTAGCCAGGGAACCCTCACCTTTAATTCCTTCTCGACGAAGAGGATCTTGCGGATGTTGGCAGCATCCACAGACTGCCAGTGGTCAACGTACCTCTCGAAGATCTTCCAGCAGGTGTCGGGGAAGTCCGCTCCTAGCTGCTCCTTCTCCTCGTCGAAGAGGGTGTCCCATTTCTCCTTGAGCAGCTTTTTGTGGACATCCCAAGCGTTGGCTAGGGGGTTTTCTGCACCTTGCTGAATCCCTTGGTAGTAAGTAGCCAGCAACTCGTGAATCCATGTCCCACGCTCCAGCTTGGTACCCTTGACCCGACGCTGGTAGCCACGGACGTAGCGGTACTCCTTCTTGCGCTCGCAACGCTGGGCCGTCTCAAGGAACGTGTGGCTGATCTCCTTGACGATGTAGGTCATGGGCTCGCACCTCCTCTCCTGTCAGCATAATATCACGAACTGCTAGCTCAGTCAAGCACTTTCTCGGGCTTGCCCCAAGCTTGCCCAATAGCAACCTCTGCGCCGAGGGGAAGGGGAAAGTGGTAACCGAACTGCTTGGCGATCCATTCGGGTGTCCGTTGCTCCATGACTTCCTTGATCAAGCTCGCTACCTCATCAGCAGTCTTCTCATTGCACTCTACAAGGATGGAGTCATGTACCTGGCCCACAACCTGTGCGTCCAGCTTCGTGTTGTGTTTGAGCTGGTTGTGGAGAATCACCATCGCCGCTAGCGTAAAGTCACTAGCTGTGGCTTGCACTGGGCTGTTGATGGCTTGCCTGATCGCTTCATACTGCAAGCTCTTGTCGGGACTGTAAACATCAGGCAACCTGCGAATCCGACCGAGAGGAGACATGACGTAGCCGTGCCGTCGCACGAAGTCCTCAACGCTGGCGTGCCAGGCCCGCAGTCCGCTGTAGAGGTTGAAGAAGGCGTTGCGTACCTTCTCGGCCTCCTCCAGCGTGAAGACCAGGTCATATTCGTCGAAGGCGTAGTTGACGAAATTCCTGCTGCCCATGCCGTACAAAAATCCAAAGTTCACAGCCTTCGCCTTCGTGCGCTCCTCTTTGGTCACTTCGCTGATGGGCTTGCCCGTTACCGTCGCAGCCGTCAGCGTGTGGAGATCCTCCCCAGTTCGGTATGCCTTGATCATGCGCTTCTCGTCGGCCAAGGCCGCGGCCACACGCAACTCGATCTGCGAGTAGTCGGCGACCAACAGCTTCCTGCCAGGGGGAGCCGCCACCACGGAACGGATCATGCCGTCCCGTGGAACCTGGTGCAAGCTCATGCCCACACCATTGTCCCTGGGCCACATCTTGACGTTGGAGCAGGCGAGCCTTCCCGTCACCGTACCGGTGATGTTGTAGACGCTTCTCAGCCTGCCCTGGTCGTTGATCTTCAGCTTCCAGGGTCGCAGGTAAGAGCCGAGGAACTTTTGGTACTTCCGATAGTCAAGGACCGCACCCACAACCTCCGGGGCATAGGGACGGAGCTTCTTCAGCGAGTGTTCGTTCGTGGAACCGCTACCGTTTTCGGTGAACTCCACAACGGGCAGCTCTAGCTCACCGAACAGCACCTCCATGAGCCACTGGCTACTGCCGAGCTTGATCTCGTCCACGCTCTTGCCTGTGGCTGTGGCAAACCGCTCAATCGCCTTCTGCATCTGCTCTTCGCAGTATTGCTCCATGCGTTCCAGCTCGTCCCGGTCGATCCAGACCCCGATCCGTTCCACATCCTGCAGGCAATGCGAGACCCGAATCAAGAAGTTGTGCATGCGTCGCAAGCCATCGTCCATCTGGTTCCATAGGGCCTCGTTCAG